TTCCTTTGTTTAAAAAAAGCAGAGAGGTGCTACAAGAATTAAATCCAGATTATGAATATAAATTATGGACTGAAAAAGAATGTTCTGAATTAATTAAAAACGAGTTACCGCAATACTATGATTTTTATATCTCTATGAGATTTAATATACAAAGGATTGACTTTATGAGATTTGTGATACTTTATGTTTACGGTGGTTTTTACGTTGATTTAGATTTAATTAACCTAAAGAAATTAGACCCATTATTAGATAGTAAATTTGTAAGCTATGGTTTATTGAAGTTTAAACCAAAGCATAAGGAATATATGCAAAACGATTTTTTTGGCTCTGTGAAAGGTTTTAAATTATGGAAAATACTAATGGATTTTTGCGAACCTAATTATAGGAAAAAGGAAAATATAAAAGTATATGAAAAATGGAAAGGTAGATTTGTTTTACAAACAACTGGTCCACGATATATTTGTAAAATAGTAAAAAAAGTTTTGCCAAAGTATAAACCAAATCAAGAATTGATATTCACAAAGTGGAGAAACGATAATTGGAAAAATTTTAATAAAGAAGATTTTTACTTTGAAAACTTTGTTGCAAATAGTTGGGTTGAAAATACAAGTACTACATTAAAAAATAATACTAACTTCTACTTGAAAGAATTATGATAATAGCAATACCTTCTTATAAAAGATCAGATACACTTGTTAAAAAAACATTGAAATACCTTTTAGAAGATTGTAAGGTAGATTTGAGGTGTATAACAATATTTGTTGCAAACAAAAATGAATACGATGAATATATAAAAAAAATACCAAAAGGCTTAAAAGTTGTAATAGGAAAAGAAACACTAAAAGGGCAAAGAAATTTTATGGATTTTTTCTATGAAATAAATGAAAGGGTTTTATTTTTTGATGATGATGTAGAGGGTTTATATAAAAAATCTGGAAGTAAAACAAAACTTTTCACAGACCTAGGATCATTATACAAAATAGGGTTTAATGAATGTTTAAAAAATAAGACTGCCTTGTTCGGCATATGTGCGGTAAACAATGGTTTTTATATGAACAGCAAAATAAGCACTAACTTGAAATACATTGTTGGTTGTTTTTATGGTCAAATAATAACACAAGACAAAAGTTTATCTGTCAGCCTTGAAGATAAAGAAGATTTTGAAAGAACAATATTGTATTTCAATAAATACAAAAAAGTAGTTAGATTAAATATGATAGCGCCAAAGACAAATTATTATGATGAAAATGGAGGGATGCAAGTAACAAGAACTGAAAAAAGAGTAACCGCAAGCGCATTAACACTTATTAAAAGGTTTCCTAATTACTGTTCTTTGAATACAAAAAAGAAAGGTAATCATACTGAAATAAAATTAAATAGTAGAGCAATATGAAAACAATAAAACTACAAAAAGCAGAACACAATGTTAAGATAGGTAAAGACTGCCCGTATTATGAACCAAACATAAAAGAAGATTGTTTGCTTGAAGTTGATGGTGAGGTTATAGGCTTTTACATTAATGACATTTCAAAGTATAGTATAAAATTAAGCCAGTTAATATCAATATCAAATAAAGAATTTAAAAGTGATAATGTACCAAAATCATTATTAGAAAGAAGCGATGTTTTTCAAAAAGTTTATAAAGATGGTTTAACAAGAAAAGAAGCAAAGAAACAAGGCACAATACAAATGAGCACCATACTTGGGAGTATTGCACCAAAAGCGCATATGCGTAGACCTTACCCAACAATCTCTGCTGTACATAGAGAAAAAAAAGCAAACACATTTATTAAAGCTATGTGGGCAGCATCTGTTGAAGCAGAAAATATAATTAAACAACTTACACCGGGAATATATAAAAGCCAGTTACAACTCTTAAAAGACGTAGATAAGAAATGGAAGTTTGGAAACTTATTTACTAGTAGCATATCAAATTTTAATATAGCAGCAGCATATCACAGAGATACTGGAAATATAGTTGGTGCGGTAAATGTAATACTCACAAAAAGAAATAATTCTAATGGCGGTTGCTTAAATGTGCCAGACTATAATGTTACATTTGAACAAGCAGATAACTCAATGCTAGTTTACCCAGCTTGGAAAAACATTCACGGAGTTACACCAATAATAAAAACAGCAGAAGATGGGTATAGAAATAGCTTAATATTCTATCCATTAAAAGCATTTAAAGGAATATAAAATGAACAAAGATAGACACATAAAAAAGGAAAGCCTATTAAAAGCACTTGAACAAAGTTTAGGGGTTGTTACGGTAGCTTGTAAGAAAGCAGATATACCAAGATCAACATATTATAAGTGGCTTAAAGAAGATGAAGCATTTGCTATTGAAGTAAGGGATATTGAGAATGTAGCACTAGACTTTGCAGAAAGCCAATTACACAAACAAATATCAGAAAACTCAACAGCAGCAACAATATTCTACCTAAAGACAAAAGGTAAGAAAAGAGGATATATTGAAAGACAAGAAATCACGGGAGCAGATGGAATGCCAACTAATTTTCAAATCGAGATAATTGATAAAACCGAAGATACAGACTAATATAGTTTACAAGCACCTAGCTAACACAGACAAAAAGATTGTAGTTGAGCAAGGTGGTACAAGATCTGGAAAGACTTACAATATTCTTTTATGGATAATATTTAACTATTGTGCTAATAATAACAATAAAGTTATAACGGTTTGCCGTAAATCATTTCCTAGTTTAAGGGCAACGGTAATGAGAGATTTTATGACTATTCTACAAAACTATAATTGTTATAGTGAACAGTTTCATAATAAATCTAACTCTGAATACCACCTATTTGGAAACCTAGTTGAATTTATATCTTTAGACCAACCTCAAAAAATTAGAGGGAGGAAAAGGGACTTGCTGTTTGTTAACGAGGGTAATGAATTGTATTATGAAGATATGCAGCAATTACTATTTAGAACACAAGACAGAATAATATTAGACTTTAATCCATCGGATGAGTACCATTGGATATATGATAAGCTAATACCTAGAGATGATTGTGTATTCTTTAAAACAACCTACCTAGACAATCCTTTTATTGAATCATCTATAATAACTGAAATAGAGAGGCTTAAAGACACAGACGAACAATATTGGCAGATATATGGGTTGGGTGAAAGGTCAGCCAGTAGAAGCACTATATTTAAGTATGTTGAGGTTAATCAGATACCACAAGAAGCAGAACTAATTGCATATGGAATGGATTTTGGCTACACTAACGATCCTTCTACTTTTGTTGCGGTTTATAGCCAAGGGCATAATCTTTATATCCAAGAACATTTGTACAGAACTCAAATGACTACGAGTGATATAAACAAATTCCTTAAAGAGCTAAACCTAACAAGTAAACCAATATATGCGGATAGTGCTGAACCTAGATTAATTTCAGAGCTCCGAGCAATGGGACATAATATATTTTCTAGTATAAAGGGAAAAGATAGTATAAATGCCGGTATAGATTTATTAAAGAGATATAAAATACACATCCTATCTACCTCAACAAATGCCATTAGTGAGTTTAGGAATTACAAATGGAAAGAGGATAGATCTGGAATGTTGACTAATACTCCGGAGGATAAAAATAACCATATTATTGACCCTTGCCGTTACGCAACCTACTCAATATTAAGCAGACCTAACTTTGGAAAATATGCCTTACATTAAAATAAATTTGTTTATATGTTAATAAATTTGTATATTTGAATATATTAATCAATACAAAACAGAAATGACAGAAACAGTAAAATTACCATTAGAAGAATTTAAAAAGCTATATGCTATTAAAATAAGGTTAGAAACCTACTTTAGATATATGGAAGATAACAGAGGTGTGTTAAAACATATTGCACCAACCTTTTTAGATGATGCTAAAGAATACATTAAAGAATACAACGAACTAACAAAAGAGAAAGAATATGTATAGTAATTGTTGTGGTGCAGAAGCATCTTATTTAAGTGATGAATTATGTGGATCTTGTTTAGAACACGCAGTATTTAACGAAATAGAAGAATAGATAAAACAGATATGAAAAAATTAATAAACAGAATTTTAGTAAAGAAAAGCATCAGACCATACAAGACAATAGCTTTGTCAACTGGTGTAATTGTAGAACATTACCGTAATGGTAAATTAAAAACAGAATATTATGGATTGGTATAGCCCACCGGAGTACAAAGATTATGAGTGCACAGAATGTGGTGCAGAGATAGATAATCCTGGAGTATGTTCGGGAACTTGCCACGAAGCGAGTATGTTATAGTTAAGTAAGTTAGTTTTGAGTAAAAGGTGCATCATAAATGGTGTGCCTTTTTTTATTATATTTACCTTACTATAAAAAACCATTTTAAAAACGTTATATAAGTATGAATGTGAAGATTAAAATACCTACATCATTAAAAGATATTACATTAAGGCAATATAAAAAGTTCTTAAAAATTCAAGAAAACGAAAAAGACTTAAATTTCTTGAATGCAAAGATGATTGAAATATTTTGCAATATAGAGCTAGAAAATGTTATGTTATTAAAAGTGCAAGATAGCAATGAGATAACAACTATCTTAACAGATTTGTTTGAAGAAAAACCAAAGTTGGTTAATAGCTTCCAGATCGGAAAAGTAAAATATGGATTTCATCCGGAATTAGATGATTTAACATTAGGGGAATATATTGATCTGGATACCTTTATTGGTGATTGGGATAATATAGAAAAAGCTATGAATGTTTTATACAGACCTATCCTTGCTAAAATAAAAGATAAATATAGCATTGAAGAATATAAGTTAGGGAAAGAAGTTGAGTTGTTGGATATGCCAATGGATGCGGTTATATCATCAGTTTTTTTTTTGTGGAATTTAGGGATAGACTTATCGAAAACTATGATGAACTATTTGGACAAAGCGGAGACACAAGCCTTGACGCAGTATCTAACTTCACAAGCAAGTGGGGATGGTATAGCAGCATTTACAGCCTCGCTAAAGGGGACATTACAAGAATTGAAAATATCACTAAATTAGGAGTACACGAATGTTTTATGATGCTATCCTTTATGAAAGACAAAGCAGAAGTAGAAGCAAAAAGAATTAAACAAAATTTCAAATGAGCCAACAAGGAATAAGAGGATATTACCAATTAACCTCAACGATAGAAGAACAATTAAGGGGTACGGAATTTACTAATACGGTTTCTATTGGTGACATAAGTAAAATAAACCTAAACAAGCAAGATATATTCCCATTGGCACATATGATTGTAAATAGTGTTTCAGCAGAAGAACAAGTGTTGAGGTTTGATATAAGTATTCTAGCTTGTGATATTGTAGACCAATCAAAGGATATAACAACAGATAGATTTACCGGTAACGATAATGAACAAGATATATTAAACACGCAGCTATTGGTCTTAAACAAGCTGATACAGAAGTTAAGAATGGGAACACTTCACCAAGATATGTACCAACTAGAGGGAAACCCAAATTTAACACCATTCCAGGACAGATTTGAAAACCAATTGGCGGGATGGAGTGCAGACATAACCATATTGATTTACAATGATATATATATCTGCTAATGGAATTAAAAAACGTAGATGCTTTTCTAAATGCCTTTGCTAAACAAATAGTTGATAATGCAAAGAAAAACCTAGTTGATGATAGAAAAAGTTTAGGTAGCTTATATCAATCAGTTAGTTATACTTACGATAAAAGTGAACAAGAAATAATCATAGGCTTCTTAATGGAAGATTATGCAAAATTCATTGATAAAGGTGTAAGGGGTAAAACCTCAACATATCCGGAAACAAGTGCAGCATTATCAAAATTTCATTATGGATCTGGTAACTTTCCTAAAGGTGGATTAAGGAATGGGATAAATGGTTGGTTAAAAAAGAAAAGGTTTCAATGGAGAGATAAGCAAGGGAGGTTTATGAGTTATGAAAGTATGACTTATATTATCTCAAGAAGCATATACAACAAAGGTATAAAGGCTAACTTATTCTTTACAAAACCATTTGAAGCGGGATTAAGGGTATTATCAAAAGATTTAGGAAACGCATTTTTATTAGATGTTGAAAGTGCAATTAATTTTAATGAAAAAAAATAAATTATGAATTGGACATTAGGCATAGCATTTCACTATCCACATAACAGATTTTTGGTTGGTTGGGAGTACATCGCAAAAGATGAAAGATATACATACACAACAATAAGGTTCTATTTATTTATAGCAACACTAACATTAGATTTTTAAGATGGCACAATTAGCATTAAGAAACCCACAGTTTAAATACATAGTAGCAAGTGCCGGAGCAAGGTCTGTTGTTTGTAAGGTAACTATAGATGGAACTTTAAGGTATACACTAACAAAGAATTTACCTTTATCATTAGTAGCAACACAAACAGTTAATTTTGATATAGCAGAACTTGCAAGGGATTACATAGAGATTACTTACCAAAGTAGTTATGTACCACAGACTGTTGATATTGAAACAAACCTAAAAAGCTATAATGCAATAAATGGTGGTGGTACTGCAATAGATGAACCAGCTACAATTACAGATGTAGGTTTTGAAGCATATGGAACATTTGAAGAAGAAGTAAATCCAACCGTGCCTTTTGGAAGAACTACACCTACTTACTTAATTCCTATAAATGAAGATACAGATACCTTTACAATTTTTGCACCTAATAATATTGCGGGTAAAATACCAAATATAAATGGATTTTTTGGTTTGGGTGTAACGTCTTACACAAGTACAGATACAAGTGTAACCGAAAATGGTATTGTATGTAATATAAAAAGAATAGATTGCACAAAGTATGGTGATGGTAAAAAAATTATATACATAAACAAGTATGGGGTTCAGCAAGATTTATGGTTTTTCTTAAAGAATTCTAAAAACCTATCCAGATCTAATGAGGGTTACAAGTCTAATACAATAACTTATCCAAGTGGCTCAAGTGCTACCTATTCAGTACAGAATGCACCAAACAAAGTATTCAATACACAAGCCAAACAAACACATAAATTAAGCAGCGGATATTATCCGGAATTTGCTAATCAACAATTTGAAGAACTGCTATTAAGTGAATACGTTTGGTTATCTACAGTTAGAAAAGGATCTGGTATAATCATACCGGTAAAAGTTAAAACGTCATCAGTAGCCTTTAAAACAAGTGTGAATGATAGGCTAATAGAATATAGTATGGAGTTTGAAGAAGCTTTTGATTACATAAACAACATTAGATAAATGCGTAGACTACAACTATACATAGGTACTGAAAGAGTAGATTTATTTAAGGATGAAAGTGTATCACTTACTCAAACTATTCAAAATGTAAAGGATATTGCAAAGGTATTTACGGAGTTTACTCAAACCTTTTCTGTACCGGCATCTAAAAAGAATAATAAAATATTTCAGCACTATTATAACTTTGATATTGACTTTGGTTTTGATGCAAGAAATAAAGCAGATGCAAGATTAGAGTTAAATGATTTGCCTTTTAAGAATGGTAAAATAAAACTTAATAGTGTTGATTTAAAAAACAATGTTGCTCATACATATCACATTACTTTCTTTGGTAATACAGTAAACCTTAAGGATGTTTTAGGTGATGACTTATTAAGTAGTTTAAGCAGTCTAGATAATAATTCACAAAGCTACGATTTTTCAAGCATAGTTGATACATTGCAAAATTTTCCGACTGGTTATAATGATATAATTGTGCCTTTGATTACTCACACGGACAGAATGACGTATAACACAAACACAAGTGCTGAAAACAGAGGTTATGGAAATGTATTTCCGCACAATGATAACGGAATTAATTGGAACCAGTTTAAATATGCTTTAAGAATACAAGCAATAATAACTGCAATAGAAAGTAAATACACTATTGCAAATGGATATGGTTCAGACATTGTATTTTCAGATGATTTTTTTAATGATACTACAAATGATGAATTTAATGATTTGTTTTTATGGTTACATAGAAAAAAAGGTAATGTAGAAACACCAAGTTTTGGAGATGCACAATGGACAAAACTAACAGATTTAAGAATAAGAAATGAAAGTCCAGATGTAGGAGGTATGCCACCAATATCTTCTGTAAGTCAAGGAGAATTAAACATAGACACAAGTTATGGTGATGTTGAGAATTTTGATTATAAATTAACCTTAAACCCAACAGTAAACACATTAGCTTATGATGTTAGGGTAATTGGTGAAAATACTGGTTTGTTTATACAGTTGACTGGTCAGCTTGGAGCAATAACAGTAATTGACACATCATTAAGTGGTGCAACACAAATGCCAGATGATACTTATTCTATTGAAGTGCGTTCAGTTGGTGGTGCTATAACATTTAATACAGACGGTGTAAACTGGAGGGTTAGATGGGATTTTAGAGATGAAGACAATGTAACATTGGAGGGTATAATAAATTATTCTAACCTAAATGTATATGCAGCAAATACAGTATTTGAATTTAATATAACACAACAGATACCGAAAATAAAGGTTATTGATTTTTTGTCTGGGTTATTTAAGATGTTTAACCTTACTGCTTTTGTAAATGATTTGGGAATTATAGTAGTTAGGACATTAGATAGTTATTATGCAGAGGGTTCACAAACACCAATTAACATAGACCAATATTTAGATACTAAAA